GTCTATGACGAACGGGGCGTCATTTCGTTTTAACGGAAGGAGACTTCTATGCACATCCCATTCTTATCGAAACTGTTCCGGACAAGGGACAAACCGCGGGATTATTACATCGGCACGGATTTCCGTTATCTCTTTGGGCCATCTACCAGCGGCAAGAACATCAATGAGTTTACGGCCATGCAGACGACGGCGGTATATGCCTGTGTCCGCATCTTGTCGGAAACCCTGGCAGCCCTGCCGCTGCAGCTTTATCGCTACACAACGGGCGGTAAGGAACGGGTCTACGACCATCCGCTTTACCACATCCTGCACGATGAGCCGAATCCGGAGATGACATCCTTTATCTTCCGGGAAACCCTCATGAGTCATCTGCTGATTTGGGGCAATGCCTATGCCCAGATCATCCGCGACAGGTTAGGACGGGTGCAGGGGTTATATCCGCTCAGGCCAGATAAGATGACAGTCTGCCGTGATGAAAGCGGCCAGATTTATTACATCTACACCAAGACCACCGACGAAAACCCGGTCATCAAACCCTATGGCCAGGTGCCGCTTCGGAAAGACGAAGTGCTGCACATCCCAGGCCTTGGTTTTGACGGCCTGGTCGGTTATTCGCCCATTGCCATGGCCCGCAATGCCGTAGGCATGACTATGGCCTGTGAAGAATATGGCGCTTCTTTCTTTGCGAACGGTGCCAGTCCCAGCGGTGTGTTAGAGCATCCGGGTGTCCTCAAGGACCCGGCGAAAGTCCGGGATTCCTGGAACGCCGTCTATCAGGGCAGCGCCAACGCCCACAAGGTGGCTGTGCTGGAAGAAGGGATGAAGTACCAGCAGATCGGTATCCCGCCGGAAGAAGCACAGTTTTTGGAAACGCGGAAGTTCCAGCTCAATGAAATCGCAAGGCTCTACCGCATCCCGCCGCACATGATAGGGGACCTGGAGAAAAGTTCCTTCAATAATATTGAGCAGCAGTCCATGGAATTTGTGAAATATACCCTGGACCCGTGGGTCATCCGCTGGGAACAGGCCATGCAGAAAGCCCTGTTCCTGCCGGAAGAGAAGAAGCAGTATTTCCTCAAGTTCAACGTCAACGGCCTGATGCGCGGCGATTATGAGAGCCGCATGACGGGCTACAGTATCGGCCGGCAGAACGGCTGGCTGTCTGCCAACGATATCCGGGAAATGGAAGACATGAACCCGGTACCGGAGGAAGAAGGTGGCAATCTGTATCTTGTCAACGGCAGCATGACGAAGCTCAAGGATGCCGGGGCTTTTGCCCAGAAGGGAGACACGAATGAAACATAAATTTTGGAAGTGGGTGACAAATGAAGCACCGGATTCTTTCGGCAGTGAGCGCACCCTCTACCTGGACGGCCAGATTTCCGACGAAACCTGGTGGGGCGATGAAGTAACGCCGAAGGCGTTCAAGGATGAACTGAACGCGGGAAGCGGTGACATCACGCTCTGGATCAACAGCCCGGGCGGGGATTGCTTCGCGGCTGCACAGATCTATAACCTGCTCATGGATTATCCGGGCAACGTCACGGTCAAGATCGACGGCCTGGCGGCATCGGCAGCTTCCGTCATCGCCATGGCGGGAACGAAGGTCTGCATGTCACCGGTGGCTATGCTGATGATCCACAATCCGGCAACCCTGGCTTATGGCGATCAGGCAGAGATGGAAAAGACCATCGGCATGTTGAGCGAAGTCAAGGAAAGCATCATCAATGCTTACGAAATCAAGAGCGGCCTGGCCCGTACGAAGATTTCTCACATGATGGATGACGAGACCTGGCTCAATGCGAAAAAGGCGGTAGAGCTTGGCTTTGCGGATGAAATCCTGTTCGACCAGAAGAAGGACGATGGAGAGCAGCCGGAAGCCATGATTTATACGCCGGTCACTGTTACCAATTCGTTGGTACAAAAACTGAAACCCCATGAACCGATTCATAAAGTGCCAGCCGCTTCCTTAGAAAAACGGCTGGCATTGCTCATTCATTAAGGAGGATAACAATGGATACGATTTTAGCACTGCGTGAAAAACGTAAGAATCTGTGGGATGCTGCCAAGGCCTTCCTGGATACCGTCCGTGATGAAAACGGCATGGTGTCTGCGGAAGACGCTGCCCGCTATGACAAGATGGAAGCGGATGTGGTGAACCTCGGCAAAGAAATCGACCGCCTGGAACGCCAGCAGCAGCTCGATGCCCAGCTTGCCCAGCCCACTACGACACCGATTACCGAATTCCCTGGTGCAGGCCAGGACGGAGCGGAAAAGAAGGGCCGTGCGTCCGATGCCTACCGTAAGGCCTTCTGGGACAGCATCCGCTATAAGAACTTCATCGATGTACAGAACGCCCTGAGCGTAGGGACCGATGCCGACGGCGGGTATCTGGTACCGGACGAATTTGAACATCAGCTCATCGACAAACTGCAGGAAGAGAACTTCTTCCGCAGCCTGGCCACGGTCATCCACACCAGCGGCGACCGCAAGATTCCCGTCGTGACGGGACACGGGGAAGCGTCCTGGATGGAAGAAAACGGACTCTACCCGGACAGCCAGGATACCTTCGGCCAGCAGTCCATCGGCGCCTACAAGCTGGGCACGGCCATCCGCGTCTCCGAAGAACTGCTGAACGACAGCGTTTTCGACCTGGAAAGCTACATTGCCGGCGAATTCGCCCGCCGCATCGGTACGAAAGAAGAAGAAGCCTTTCTGACTGGCGATGGCAAGAACAAGCCGACCGGTGTCTTCCCGTCTGCCGAAGTGGGGGTTACGGTCACGACCGCTTCCATCACCTTTGATGACGTCATCGACCTCTATCACTCCCTGCGCATCCCGTACCGCCGCAAGGCCGTCTGGCTCCTGAACGACGCGACCATCAAGGCCCTGCGCAAGGTGAAGGACAACAACGGCAACTACATCTGGCAGCCGTCTGTCACCGCAGGTACGCCGGATACTATCCTGAACCGTCCCTGCTACTGCACGTCCTTTGCACCGGAACTGGCGGCGGGTAGCCGTCCCATGCTCTTTGGGGACTTCAGCTATTACTGGATTGCCGATAGGGAATACCGCTCCTTCAAGCGGCTCAACGAATTGTATGCTGCCAACGGCCAGATCGGCTTCCTTGCCAGCCAGCGCGTTGATGGCATGCTGATGCTCAAGGAAGCGGTCAAGGCCCTGGAAATGAAAGCGAAGGGATAAGCCATGATTGTGACGCTGGAAGAAGCCAGGGAATACCTGCGGATTGATGAAGATGACACGAGTAATGATGACGTCATCCAGTCTTCCCTGGAAACAGCCCAGGCCCTCTGCCTGGATATATCCCGCTGCGAGGAAGCCGATGCCGAAGAGAATCCCGTGGTTTTTCACGAAGCGATTCTCTTCGCCGCGGCTTTTTTATATGAGCACAGGGAGGAAGCGGACTACGCAGGCCTTTTGAAACGTCTGCGCTGGCTGCTGTTCGGGGTCCGGCGGAACTGTTTTTGAAAAGGGGGATGCCCATGAAGACGGGGCTTTTGAATAAACGGATTGAGATTCTGGGAAAGCAGGCCGTGACGGATGAATATGGTTTCGATAACCAGGCCGACGTCGTAGTGTACCGCTGCTGGGCATCCATCGAGCCTGCCAGGGGAAAAGTGTTCTATGAGATGGAACGCAAGGCGGACACGGAGTACAGCAAGATCACCATCCGCTGGCGTCCGGGTGTCACCCACGATATGAAGGTGAAGTATCAGGATCACCTCTACGACATCGACACCATCGTCGACCCGTACATGCGCCATGAAGCACTGGAACTGTACTGCACGGAAGAAGTGAGGGGGACGGACAATGCGCGGAAGTGACTTTGAGATCAACGGATTGGATGACTTTTCAGAAAAACTGCTTTCTGCTATTGAAGAATTTCCCGGCACTGCCGAAAAAGGCCTGGTGACGCTTGGCAACAAGCTCAAGAAGGAGTGCGTAAAAAACACGCCGGAAGGCAGCACGGGCAAGCTGAAGAAAGGCTGGAAGCATAAGGTGGAAGGCTATAACGGTTCCGAGCTGGTCTATGAGCTGATCAACAAGCATCCCGTACATCACCTCTTAAATAACGGCCATGTGAAGAAAACACCGGGCGGCAGGACCGTGGGCTATTATGAAGGCCGGCACTATACGGAGAAATCCGTCAAGGTCTTCGAAGCCAGAGACTTGCAGCCGGGACTGGAGAGACTCACGAAGAAGCTTCTCAAGAAAGCAGGCGGCACATGATCCATGATCTCGATATCCTGCAGGCAGTGCAGCAGAAACTCAAAGAGCGGTTCCCGTACCCCGTCTATTTGCAGGAAGTCAAGGAAGGCTTTGCGCCGCCGGCCTTCTTCCTGAAGACGATGACGGTAGCGACGCCGCAGAAAGAAAATGAGGTCTACCGGGATACGGACCTCTACATTACGTATCTGCCGAAGAAGCAGGAAAAAAGCACGGCCATCTACGCCGTGCTTTTTGCTGCGGAAAATTTATTCCGGGACGGACTGAAAGTCGGCAAC